GAAGTTTCATCCAGAGTGAGCATCGTCACGCCACCAGCCACAAAGTCGAGCTGATCGCCTCGGAATCTGATGTAAGTGTTCGTATCTCCATTATGATAAATATATTCATTCAGACTAATATTGCCAGCAACATCAAGAGCATAATCTGGATCATCAGTAAGAATACCTAATTTCCCATCTTTATTGATACAGGATAGAACTGAGCCAGCATCATCTTGCCACTGTGAAAGATCGGCGCTTTGGGAGGCATGAGCTTTAATTATATGGCCAACGTGACTTGCTGTAGTTATATTTTGATCAATTTGATTCGCAAAAATATTAGCCCAACGATCAGCATCTAGCCCAAGAGTTTGACTGCTACGACCTCTAAGGTAAGTAGAACCAAAATCAAACTTTTCATTACCGTCAGTATCCGTAATGGTTACATAGTTAGTACCACTCTTTGTCATATCTATACCGGCATTTGGACTGCGGAATCTCAGATCTCTAGCAGTTCCCCCTCCGCTGGCCGTACTTGAAATATAGCAAATATCAGATACGGTTGTCCAATCAATAGATAAAAACTCTGAAGTATTATTTATATTTGGTATTCTAATACCGCTCTTACCAACATTTATACCACTAGCAGAAAAAATTGAGCTTGAATAATCGCCATCATCAAATGTTCCAATAGCCCAACCACTTATTGCGGCATCCCTAATATCTATGGTGGAATCAGCCCAGCCGCTAACAGCAACCCCACTAGCTGAATTAGCATAAGCGGCCCAACCGCTAATAGCAACGCCACTAGCAGTATTAGCTAAATCTTGAGTGTTAACATGTGCTAAACTTACATCGCCCCCGATTGACGTTCCATTGAAGTACAAAGACCCGCCGTCATTGTAAAATTTATTCGTAACGGAATTTGGGACTTGATCATTTAATAAAATCCCATTATCCGCACTAATACTTCCACTACTATTTATAGAACCATCTGTAGTTACTTTAGCCAATAAAGTAGAAGAACTATTTTTCCATTCTTGAAGATTTGCAGATTGCCCAGCAGTGCCTTTAACTATGAAGGATGGGTAGGAAGCTGTGTGTGTGAATACGGAAGTTCCTGTAGCGCTTGCAGAAGTAAACATAGTATCAGATTTATTTGTTAAAGTAAATCCACCACCATGAGTTAACTGAAGACTATTGTCGCTATTAGCTACTAAACCAATATTTCCATCTTCAGCAAAGATATAAGCATAAGAAGGTGCAACCCCTTCATCTGAAGGATTTGTTTTTAAACCCAATCTCCACTCTGGAGAACTTGTACCGTCTGAATATAAAGCTATCGTTCTTTCAGTTCCGTCAGAAACATAAGAGTGGAAGAAACTACCGGCGTCCGTTCTTTTTAGTGTTAGTAGGCCACTAGAAAGCATAGAACCGCTAGATATGACGTTATTTGCTATTACGTCTCCACTAGAAGTAAGATCGTTTACAGATATTGTATAGGCTTCGATATGATCTGCTGTAACGTCGTCTAGTGCAAGATCCCCAGTAATCACTATATTATCATTAGCATCTTTAAATACAGACTTAGATGCAGGTATAGCGCAGAACACAAAAGACACGCCGGTTAAATCTAACTTATTATTAGAGTTCGTGCTGTTTATAACAGTATCTCTAGAGAGTGTATTTGAGGCTGATGTATAAGTACCAAGACCAATCTCAAAGTCTGAGTCGTTTTCAATTACATAGTACGTAGTGTTACCATCGCCTATACCTCCAGCAAATGTTCCAAATCCACCTAGAGCGCCCCCTAAATGAATAGAACCAGTACCTGTGGTAACTGTGGTTTCTTTAATTCTATCTGATAACACTAAAGCCATTTTTTAACCTCTTAAGTATTTTTGATATCTACGAGTTGTTTTCTTAGGTCTTCAATTTGTTGTATAATGTCTTTTTCTTCGGGATTATACACATTATCTTGTCCATAGACAGATCTTGCTTCAGACAACAATAATCTAAACTTTGCCTCATCAACTCCAGATTCTTCTGTATAATGTTTTTTTAAAGGCTCTAAATCTAAGCCTAACTCTACAAATTCAAAGAGATAATTTTTTAACTTCCTTATTGTATTTATTTCATATTTTGGCCCATCAGGTCTTCCAAATCTATGTAACCATTTTAAAAATGGTAGACACATAGTCTTTCTACCTGCTTGCCTGTACTTTTCATGTATGTAACACTCTTCTCCTCCAAATCCTCTTTGGTGCTCATTAAACCCAAGCCAAGAATTTTTTCTAGTAAAAAATAATCCTAACCCCTGAGCAAAAATCTCAAAGGGCGCAGCATAATGTCTAAGATCGGTAAGTTTACATTCATTTTTCATCAGAGCTTTTTGGTGTCCAGCAAAAAGTAAATCTTGAGGAAAATCATTTTGACAATAAGGACATTTAGTTATTTGCTCCTGAGTTGCAATATCGACAAATTTACATTTAGCATTTTTGATAACATTCTCTCTAGTCACACTAAACTTGTAAGCTTCGCATGAACAATCAAAGGCTTGTCCCCATTGGCCCCACATCTCTGCCCCCCAAGAATCATTAAAATGGGTAGAAAAAGATGAGAAACTATCATAAACCAACGGGCCTTGATACAAATCTTCAGTATTCGGGTTGTGCTCCATAAATTGAAACAAACTATCTAATGTTCTAACAACGGGACATAAAAGCACATGGCAGTCCATTACTAAAACAAAATCAGTGCTACTTTCTTCTATTATTTTATTTCTAGCAGGAGAAGTGCCCCTTTCTTCATCTAAGGTTACTATTTCAATCCTGTGATTGTTCCTTGCAAGATGCTGTAATTCAATAGCATGTTGACTTTCAGGATCATTTTCTACAACTAAAAATTTTATTTTGTTTAATAAGTCTGGCCTATTATTAAACGTCAGCTCTTTTGTTATATCTTGTATAGTAAAATACGCCCCACTAAAGTCATTGTGGTGCGCCATCCCAATTGTTAATGTTTGTTCCATCTTTTTTTCCTTTAAAAATGTAGTTTATATATTATCCAAGTCCACCCGGACCTCCGCCCCCTCCTTCGTCACTGCATGGAGTATTAAATGTTGCCAGCCCACCATCCGGGGAGGTTCCCGGCTCGTCTGGACAATCTGCACATCGATCTGGACAATTGTCTGCCGCTAATTCATAGCCAAAGCCGTTCCATTGGTAAACACATCCTAATATCTCGTCACAAGGCGCATCCACGCACTCGCAGGTGTCACAATCATATGTCTCGCCAAAGAAGCAGTCTTCAGTTGGACAATCAAGGTCTTCTTCTCCATCTGGACAACAATTAAGGGCACCGCAGTCACATTCGCATCCGGGTGGTAACGTGCTAGAAGAACTAGAGCTAGAAGAGCTAGAACTAGAACTAGAACTAGAACTAGAACTAGAGCTAGAACTACTTGATGTTAGATGTCCACAAGGATCTACATATTCTTCACACTTTTTCTCAAGGGTTGTCCCGCCTGCCGCCTCGCAAATTTCAGGAAGCATATTGGAACATGCATGGAAATCTCCAGTATCGAGACAGCAGCCCTTTTCTGGATCAGGTGTTGTTGTAGAAGTGGTTGTAGTCGTAGTCGTGGTTGTGGTAGTTGTAGTAGTTGTAGTAGTGGTGGTGGAAGTACACTTAGCGCAAGTGGAGATAAGTTCAAAAGGTTCTGGAATACTGCTACCACATTCCAAAGTATTAAAATTACATCTCAGCCATTCTGGGGGGTTAAGTCCACAGTCAACATGTTGACAGAGAGTATTTTCATACCAAGTAGAACCATTTCTCAACTGACAATCATTACGGCTGACAAAGTTCTCACAAATTCTCTCAGCAGAAGTCTGGGTTTCATAATAACAACATGCTCCTAAATCTTCTGGAGGAGCAGTCCCTCCACATTGACAGCATAACATGTATTACTCCTTAGCCAGAACAGCTTACATATATAGGACGCCATTCCTCATTAACTCTCGTGGCAATTACATATGCAGTACCACCAACGGCTCCGGGGCCATGAATACTTAATTTTGTATCTCTATTTATTAACCATATTTTTTCAGCGTTACCAAATGTAGAGTTTCTAATCGTCATAGTACCGCTACTTGGATGATTAAAATCAGCAGGTGCATAAATATATTCATCCATAAAGCCTTCTATATTTCCAAACCAAGATTCGGATGGCATATTACCAAGATAACCACTACTAGCAATATTACTAACAAAATCTCCAGAAACGGTTACACGACCTATTTTAGAGTCTTCATTATGCCAAGCTTGTATATCATCGCCAGTATGACCATTGTCACCAGTACTGTCTCTTCTAACTTCCAAAGGAGCAGTTGGGGCCAAGCGAGCATCACCGATAGATAAATATCTTTGCAAAGTGTTACCAGCAATAATATTTTGTATGTTTATTTTATTGGCTGAGTCGCCTTGTTCATACATTAATCGTTGATGATTATCTTTACCTGCTATAATTTCTATATTGTTGTAGCCGGTTTCTGTATCAGAAGTGTCTGTATTACCTTCTAATGCATGTGCGCCTATACCTATAGAATCATAGTTAGTAGTTCTCTCGCCAGCGCCTTGTCCTATAAAGATTGATTTTTTAGAAGATATAGCGTTCTTGCCAGCAGCCGAACCTATGAAAATAGAGTTCTCTGTATTATTCGCTAAGTAGCCAGCTTGATAGCCTATAAAGGTAGCCGCTCCGTCACTAGTAAGCCCAAGACTATTTGTAGCACCATAGCCAGCATTTGTTCCCATAAAGATAGAATGTTTCCATCCAGTAGCTCCAGTGGCAACATCGCAGCCGATAAATATTGTTTTCTCATTTTTTGTGAGATCAATAGTATTCTCTGCTTGAGTAAAGAAGGCATTGCAGTTAGTTGACATCGTAGCGTAACCGCTAGAAACGTATTGCGACAACTGTGCAATGGTCATTCTGCTAATTCCAGCCATACCCTCCGAAGCGTTTACATGAGTAGAAACATAACTATCGTTAGTATCTATAGTTCCAGCGGCATCGGCTAATGTCCTATAGTCTAAATGAAAGTGAAAATTAGAATCTATTAAAGATCTAGCAACACCAGAAGAAGCTAAGTAAACTGTAGACTGGGAAGAATCTATAGTAGAACCGTCACTAAATCTAATAGCCCCTAAAACTCTAAGATCTCCACTAATTCCAACGTGAGGTACTTTGGGGTTGGGGGAATCAAAGGCTGGAGCAGTAGTTGGTAATCTACCACTAGGATCAACTTCTACAACTCTTTGATAGCCATCTACAGCATTAGAAAACCCAATATGCATCATACCACGAGCGCTGTCACTATTTACTTTATCAGTAAGATCTAGCTCAGTGCTGTTTCTAAACGCATTTTCAATATCTCTTGTTGTATTGTGACTTATTTTAAATTCATGTTCTTGCGCATTTACTGTTAGGTATGTCCTTTGGTCTACAGGAGACTGGATGCCAAACTTTCTAGAGCCTGCTAGACTGCCTAAAATTAACGGAGTGTCTCCATATCCTATGGCCAACGTATAATCACTAGGAGTTTCATCAATATATAGACCAGTACCAATTATTATTGAATTATGAACTGAGTCCTTGTCAGTGTCTGATAAATCTGTTTTTGTTATATTCTTGTGGCCAATAACAATATTGCTAGAAGATCGATTACTATGTGTAAATGATTTACAGCCCATTACGGTATTATGACTTCCCATTGTCATACCACTGCCAACAAGCGCACCCACCATGGTGTTACAATCTCTATCAGTGGTTGACAGGGTGTCATTAAGTGACCATCCAGCGCCAAATCCAAGTAGCGTGTTCCAAACTCTATCAGCGTCTTCTACTCTAGTTCTTGGAGAATACCAACCCCCATATGTATTCCCGTACTGGTCGCCATATAACAAGCCATCAAAAGAATCAAATTTACTATTACTTAAAGTATACTCATTGTCGCCATCATCTAAAAAGAATAAAGCTTGTGTTTGATCGCCTACCGCTCTTGGTTTAACATATAACTTACCAAAATGGTTTCTAAATAAAGGTTTTGTTTGCTGTTCTTTTAAAGCAATTGTACCGCTATTAGACTCGCCACTAAAAGATATAGTTAAAGGATCGTAAACCTCAAGAAGTCTTGTAAATGTAGTTTCGTCCTTTTGATAAGTGGAGCCTATGCCTACCTGACCTTTTTCGTTGACGGACATAAATCCAAGCTCTACACCTTTACCGCTTGGTCTAATTAAAGAAAAATCAACAACGGCATCAGTTCCGGTGCTAAAATCTGGTATAACAGCGTCTTCAATTAGGGTGGCGTTATCTGGAGCTGGGTCATATAACATTTGTAGCCCAGATGCAAATTCGTTACCATTGCC